AGTGATTGATCGCACAACCAGCATGACTCGAAAGCTAGAAATGATAGCAGAGCATGACGTAACTGTGTTGATTGCCAATCCCGTCAAGCTCATGCGCATGGCCAAGTTGCAACCACATCGTTATTTAAAACGCCCGCTCAAGGCAATTATTTCCACAGGAATGCCGCTAGAACACCCAGAAATTATTAAGTCTGCGTTCAAAACGGATAAATTATATGATGTGTTTGGAAGTGTAGAGATTTCACAAATCTATTTCACTTGCCAACACGGGCACAGACATGTCAATGACGATCTACTGCATGTGGTAAACAAGCAAGGAAAGTCTCTCTATTCAAATGTTTGGTCTTTGCCAGTTTTTAACCTGGATTCAGGTGACTATTTAGAATACTCCTATAAAGGGCAGTGTGACTGTGGCAGTTATTTGCCCACAGTTGATGTTTTTGTTTCTAAAAGTTACCTTGGTATAGACAAACAATAAATTGAATTGGAGAAATCATGGACTTATTTTACATAGCACTGGCTATCTTTATCACACTGGTAGCAGGGATAACAGTTATAACAGAAAAACGTTACCGAACAGGTAACGTAGGATTCACCCAAGCAGATCGAAACTTGAGCTTGTGGGAACTAAGCGCCAGTGTCACTGCGTCTTGGACATTTATATTGGGCATGATCATGGTGGGTGTATTGACTTATACCAAGGGCACTGTGGGCATGTTTTGGTGGATTGCCCCACCTACTATAGTAATGTGTGTGATGGCAGCATTATCTTACTATCTGTTAAAAAAGTTTCCACAAGGATTTAGCATAGGCGAATTTGTACAACACCGATACAACAGCAAAGGGTTGACCACTGTTTTTCAGATAGTTATGATGATTGGTGTTATCAATGCCATTGCCGGTAATCTCACTGGGTTTGGTATAGTCGCTGAATACATCAGTGGCACAAATGATTCCTATAACACAATCGTAACTGTCATGGCATTGGTAACTATTGCTTATTCAATGTGGGGTGGTTTGAAGGTTAGTGTAAGAACAGATGTTTTGCAAACTTTATTAATGTTGATTCCGGCCGTGGGCATGGCTGTGTGGGGTGCAATATCTTTGGGCGGAGTTGGTGCAATTTTTGATGCAGTTAACACACGAGCCAATGTTGACTTTTTTGACGCACCCACAATCACCAATGTTGCATTAAATGTGTTATTCATTACCATGGGTAGTGCTATCACTTGCAATGGCTTTTATCAACGTGTTTTTGCATCGCAGGATCCGGTAAAAATACGCAACTCATTCTTGTTTGGTGGTGCTATGTTTGCTATAATTTTAGCAGGTTTAGGTACCCTGGCGGCAATGGCAGTTCCTCTGGGACTGGATGTTACCAATCCCAAACTAGCATCAACCATGGCGGCAGGAGCACTTTGGGGTAGCGTGGGATTGGTATTGATAGCATTGGCATTCTTGTGTGCGGCCTCGGGTGTAATTGATACTGCATTAAATGGAGCAGGAGCTCTTGCCGTTGAATGGTTCCCTAAACACGACCCGGTCATGGTTAACCGACTCACTCAATTGGTTGTGGGCTTGAGTTGTTTGGCAATTGCCATGCTTAAAATTGACATTTGGATTTTGTTCTTGACTTTTGGTATTGCAAGATTGTTTACTATTGCACCTGTTGTGTATGGCGTGTTTAGTGATCAGCAAATACGTGTAAAATATTTAATTTATGGCATGTTGGCAGCAGTGGCAGTTGGCTTGCTAGCACACTTTAAACTAATCATGCTACCACCTTACATACTAAACATTGTTGTGACAGTGCTGCCGTTTGTTGGTATAGCAATTGATCATTATCGAGCACCCAAACTCGCATGATAAACGTACCACCCCCATATGATCTGCTAGATAACCTAGATGCATTGCCTCGAGAGTTTATTATTGGTGATCACATGGGGGGATTTCAATCTGATTTGTCAAATTATTTTCTTGATCAACTTGATCAATATGCTGGCAAACATGGATTTGTGTACAGATTGCATGTGGATGAGTTTTTCCTACCTGGTGTAAAATCTCAATATCCAAATTTAAATTTTGTGTTTTCCATGGATAGCTTTTCTCGATATCGTGGTTGGGGACAATTTAAAAATTATAACATGCACTCTGCTCTTGATTATAAAAATTTTATTTGCAGTTTCAATGGTACTGAGCATGTGTCAAGGAAATTATTAGTAGCAATTATTAAAAAATTTGGATGGTATGACACTACCTATTCTAGTAAAAACATTGTGTTTGATGTAGACGAGATTGATGGGCATTTAAAAGATCTCACCGGCGATCAATCAAGATTTTATAGAAAATTTTTTATATCAAATGATAGTAAAGATTTTTTTCAGTCAATTAACAGTTTTGGGCATGTACGCTCGCAACACTTTTCTAACATACATACCCTGGAACACAAACTAACACACAGTTTTTTACACCTTGTGAGTGAAACTCTAGCTACCAGTCATCAGCCCTTCGTTACTGAAAAGTTTTTATATAGTGTGGTCACTCGCGGATTATTTTTGGCCTATGCTCCAGTGGGATGGCATCAACACTTGGAACACTATTATGGGTTCAAACCTTATGCTAAAATATTTGATTACAAGTTTGATTCTGTTGCCAATCATGTAGAGAGATTGATAGAACTAACGTGTATGATATCTAAATTTTCCCAGTTGACAATTGAAGATTGGACCAATCTATACGAGATGGAATTGGAAACAATTGAATATAATTACGATTGGTATCGTAGCAATAACTACATCAAACACATGCAACAGTTTTTTTAAAATTAGTGGCTATAACAAACAACAATGAAAAACTTTTATCCTTACGCATTTTTTCTTGACTATTTTGGTGAAAATCACAAGCATTCCGTTGATCAACTGATAGAAAAAATTTCTCAAGTACCAAACGACGCTGCCGTAATATTATGGGCCAGTGAATGGGTTCCTCCCGACCGTATAATGCACATAATTGACAAAGTTGGGAATCATCGTAAACGTGTACATTGGTTGCTCAATGAATCTTACTATCCACAATATATCAAGACACTTTTTAACAGCACTGGTATAGACATCTACTGGCTCAACCTGGGGTTGCTTGTTTTAGATTTTGAATTATCCATATTCAAAACTTCAATTCTAAATTCTTCCTGGAACCCCAATGCTGAGAAGTTTTTATTTTTAACAGGCAAACCCAATCGCATAAATCGTATACGGTTGCTACACAAATTTTACTCAAAAGGATTGTTAGAAAAAAGTATTTGGTCGTTTTTCATGGATGATCAACTGTTTAAGCAATGCCGTGAGTTATTACCCGAACTATCTGATCACAACTATCAAGAGTTTGTAACAAAAAATATCAACAACCCCGATGATGCCCAGATTTTATACAACACATCTGGCACTTGCCATTATGATGGATTCCCATTTGATGCAAACATGTATTCTAACGTGGCTTTTCGTGTAATATCTGAAACTCGCATGGGCGGCCAGCCTATTACCACTGAAAAGACCTGGGTTACTATTGCTAATAAATTACCTTTTATGATATCAGGGTATCGGGGAAATCTTGAACTTTTTCGGCGGCAAGGATTTCGTACATTTGAAAATTATCTTGCTATAAAAAACTATGATTGGATCGATGATGATGAATCTAGACTGAATGCAATAGTATCAAACACAGAACATTGGTTAAAACATATAAAATCTCAAGAGTTCGAAATTGCACAAGATGTTGAATACAACTATAAATTGCTTCAGGAACAGATGTTCAGAACACGGCAAATATTTAAAGAGGTATATGATAAGTTAGGACCTGTGCCATTTGATATTTTTAGAATTTTGCCTATACCGATGCAACGAGCCAACTGGATTAACTTTTATTATGGAGTAAAAGATTCATCATGGCCTGATTGTTGGTCCTCTCGAGATTTTCATCAATTGCCCAACCACATTAAAACTGAATTAATAGAGGTATACGGCTATGTTCCTTGATACCAATTTTAATTTTAGAGCAACTTGACATAGACAAATACTATAACAAACAAGTATAATATTAAATAGAAACTAATATAGGAAGCACCATGGCAAAACCATTTGACGTAAGCAAGTTCCGTAAGGAAATTACAAAGAGCATTGACGGCCTAAGTATTGGCTTCAACGATCCCACCGACTGGATCTCCACAGGCAACTATGCCTTGAACTATTTGATCTCGGGTGATTTTAACCGAGGTATTCCCTTGGGCAAGGTTACTGTGTTTGCTGGCGATTCCGGTGCTGGTAAAAGTTACATTTGCTCAGGTAACATTATCAAACATGCTCAAGAGCAAGGTATATTTGTGGTGTTAGTTGATAGTGAAAATGCGTTAGATGAACAATGGCTTAAAGATCTGGGAGTTGACACTAGCGACAGCAAACTGCTCAAGTTATCAATGGCCATGATCGATGACGTGGCTAAAACAATTTCAACATTCATGAGTGATTACAAAGCATTACCAGATGGTGAACGTCCCAAGGTATTGTTTGTGATTGACAGCCTGGGTATGTTGTTGACTCCCACTGACGTTAACCAGTTTGAAGCAGGCGAAATGAAAGGTGACTTGGGTCGCAAGCCCAAAGCACTCACAGCCCTGGTTCGTAACTGTGTCAACATGTTTGGTAGCTACAACGTGGGCTTGGTATGTACCAATCACACATACGCAAGTCAAGACATGTTTGACCCGGATGACAAGATCTCTGGTGGACAAGGCTTCATCTATGCAAGTTCTATTGTGGTAGCAATGAAGAAAATGAAACTCAAAGAAGATGAAGACGGCAACAAAGTTTCAGAAGTAAATGGTATCCGTGCAGGCTGCAAAGTTATGAAAACACGCTATGCTAAACCGTTTGAAGGGGTACAAGTTAAGATTCCTTACACAACCGGCATGAGTCCTTACAGTGGCTTAGTGGACTTGATTGAGAAAAAGAACTTGCTCAAGCGTGAAGGTAACAGCTTAGTGTTTACCACAAGCGAAGGCGAGATTATTAAAAAGTTTCGTAAGGCCTGGGAAAAGAATGATGATGGGTGCCTTGATACTGTGATGCGAGACTTTGCAAATCAAAAGGCAGAGGTAAGTACCGTTGAGGAGGATACAGAATGACCGAAACCGTAGTAAGCGAGTTATGGACTGAACTCAAACGTTTTGTAAACACAGTGGATCGTGCAGAAGCTGCCGAAACTGTGGTTGCTGTGTTAATTGATCATGACAGTGATGTTGAAGATATTCGCAACGCTTTTAAGGGCGACGGCGATATTAAACGTGCACTAACTTCATATCTTGACAACGACAACAACTATGAAGATGAAGAAGATATTGAGGAAGAAGCTGAAGAGGATTATCTCGAAGACGACTGGGAAAACTAATGTGGTATAACCGAGTCGTCTCCGACCTTGGCAAAATTCCTGACTTTATTCAGCACTATGAACACGAGCTAACTGAAGCTAAAAAAGAATGTCGAATTGGCGGCTATGTTGAAATCAACATCAAAGAACTTCCCGGCGTAACCGAACATCGATTTAATCAGCTACAAGAGATTGAAGCGGTGCTTAATTTTCTCAACATACAGTTACGCAAAATCCGCAGACGCCATTTTCAAAAGTATCTTGAAGGATATGCTCGTGCCTTGACAGCACGAGATGCCGAAAAATATGTGGATGGTGAGGATGAGGTTATCGACTTTGAAACTATCATCAACGAAGTGGCTCTATTGCGTAACAAGTGGTTGGGTATCATGAAAGGGCTTGATACCAAGCAGTGGCAAATGGGTCATATTGTTCGTTTGCGCACAGCCGGCATGGAAGATATACAAGTTTAAAGTAACCTTGCCAAGGGCAGTCTATCTGGACGCAGTGGCATTTCTATGTGCGCTAGTTCTCTGTTGCCCACAGGCGCTGCCATACTTGATGCACCCACAAATACAGGAATACCATGCATGGCTGCTGTCACAGCCGGGCCACTATTCCAGTTTACCACAGCCCAGGCATCCCAAAAAGAAGTTTCTATATCATAGGAATCGTATGTGTTTTCCAAAGGCTTTGGGTAGTACACACTGATCCCGGACCAAGTACGATTTAAACGAAATCTAGGATGCGGGCGTATAAAAATAGGACGTACTGTGTATTTTTGCAATTCCTTGACGACATTATCAACCCAGTGATCTAGAGCCGGTTGTCCCGCCCATTGTTCGCTATCAGCTCGTTGCGTACAGATTAACACATAGTTGCCGTGTTTACGCCAAGGTTGCAAGTTCAAGGCAAGTTGATTTGCACGTTCGGGCCCTTGCCCAGTGGCACCGAAATATCCTGTACCATTGATGCCATTAAGCCCCACACGCCAAGTAACACCTCGCTGTAGGCTCCCAACTTCTAGTACAAACACCTTCCGCCCGCTGTTTCGATATGTCTGCCAAACTTGTTGATTCTTTCGCATTTTACCATCCCAAACTTGGCTCCAAATCACAGCGGCATCTGCAGTCATGGAATTGGCCACAGGGTTGTGTCCTGCCTCACGGCAACTGTGTAAAAAAGCTTCTAACACCGGTGGGGCATTACGGGCAATCTGATTTGGGAAGTAGGCGATGTTCATAGGGTTAAATATTTAACTATGCAGATATCACCACTCCAAGGAAATCTTAAACAACCAGGCTTCTTTATCTATGCAGCCGCAGATGCTGGTTATTTTGACCAATACGGCATACCTTTAATCAACAGTGTAACTCGAAATACACCACATGGTGTACATGTTCACTTGTACAATCCTCGACCAGACCAAATTGCGTTTTGTCAACAACACGAGCGAGTAAGCGTTACTTGGGAAACAGTCACGCAACAACAGTTCCAGTCTGCATTTGATTTTTGGAAACAAGATGTACTGCCCGACCCTTACATGGGACGAAAACGAAAGATGTTGGGGCTCAAACAATATGAACTCAAGGGCAACGATTTAGAAAGTTTGCAAACCTGGTTATGGAAAACTTATTATGCTTGCATGCGATTTGTTCGCATGGCCGAAATCATACAAAAGCCCACTAGATTTTTAGAAATAGATGTTGACGGGCTGGTGCGAGCACCATTTGAATACATGTTGCCTACAGACTCAAAGACTGATGTATACTTGTATGAAAAAGCCAAGGGTGGGCACCTTGCTGGTGCTATGTTGTTTACTGAAAGACCCAATGGAGTAAAATTTATACATGAGTTGGGAAACATGATTCGTGCTGAAATTGAAAAAGATAACATTTATTGGTTCTTGGACCAACACAGCTTGGACAACATTATTGGTAAGTATCGCAAAGGTATACTGCCATTGACTTACATTGATTGGCACATGTCTCCTACAAGTGCAATTTGGAGTGCCAAAGGCAAGCGCAAACACTTAGAAATATTTGTTCAAGAACTAAAGAAATATCAATGACTGAAATATATCAAAAAAACTGGATGAAGCTTTGGACATCCCAAGGATACCAATTAGAAAAACGCACAAACTTTGAAAAGCTAGATGCTTATTTAAAAAAGCCTCCACTGCGTATTTTAGATATTGGGTGCGGCCTTGCTTGGGAAAGCAGACTGTTTAATCAAAAGTACGGAACAGAGTTGTGGCTGTTAGATGGCGATGCTTCGGCTAACGCAGTCAAGCTTGACACATTTGGTCCAGAAAAAGCCAATCACGGTAAATGGCATAACGAAGTAGACTCGTTGTATTTTTATCATCCTATGGAATTTTTAGACCAACAACTTGAAACAGCAGGCATTACTAATTACCACTTGGTAAATGCAAACAATATCAACATTCCAGAAGACATCAAGTTTGATGTTATTACATCTTGGTTAAGTTGTGGTTTTCACTATACTGCATTGACTTATCGAGATTTAATATTAAAACACAGTCATGCTGATACTGTGGTTACACTAGACATGCGTATTCCCAAGCGCATGGATTACCCACCACTTGAACCCGGCATGGAAATTGTTAG